TGCCGCGATCTGCTCACGTCGCGCGTCGGCGCGGGCGGTATCGGGGGCTGGCTTCGCCGGTTTGTTTGTTTCGCTCTGGAAGCGGTCGATCGCGCGTAGCATCACGGCGGCCGACTCGGTCTTGTTGATGCGGGCCTGATAGGTCTCATCTTTCGATGCGAGCCATTTACGGAACGGATGATCCGCGCTGGCCTCACCAGGCGCCGCGGCCCCGGTCAACTCACGCCAGTCTGGGTGAGCGTCTTCCAGCGCCTCAATCTCGGCCAGGAGTCTTTCGCCGCGAAGGCGTTCAATCTCCGACTTGTCAACCTCGGGCGCTTTGTCGGCCAGAGCATTTTGCACCGCCTCTTTGGTCATATCGGCCAATTCGGGGTACTGCTCTTTCAGTTTGTCGAACGCGGCGGACGATAGTTTGCCCGTGGCTTCCGACTGCTTGGCCTGCACCTCTTTGACAAGGCTCTCAAACCGACCAACCGTACCAAACACCGTGGAAAACTGCTTGTCGTAGGAAGCCGTCTTCGCGGCGGCGGCCTTCAACTCGTCGAGTTCCTGGCGGGTCAGTTGCACGTATTCGGGAGCTTTTGGTTCCGTCGCCGACGGCGTTTCCGTGGCCGGCTGGTGGTCCTCTGGCTCGATCGTCTTAACCGCGCCCGTGAACGCGTCTTCGGCCCCGGCCTCATCGGCCGTTACCTTGTCGTCTTCCAAAGTCATGTAGTCACTCCATCGGATGGGCGGGCCTCGCGGTGCGCCCTACTCTCCGGTCAGGTTTGGCCGGGCGTCCTGAAGGCTGATGAGTGCCTTCAGGGTTTTGATTTCGCCGCGGATCGCGGCTGTCATCATCTCGTCCTGGGGGGCGTCATTGCGACGCCGCGCGCTGTCGAGGCGTTCGGTCAGATGGGCACTGAGTCTGAGCCAGAGCGGATCGCGCTTGTCTGACTCGCTCAGTTCGAAGGGTGTGGGCGGTTGGATCATGGGCCGATGCGTGGGGCGGCATTGAAGTCGTAGAACGGATTTGGCGCCCCCGCGCGCGTGGCCTCTGGTGGCGCTACTCTGGTGGCGCCGCATTCAGCATTCGCCATCATGAGAGGGCAATGAACAGACGTATCCACGCGCCGTTCGTCACATCGCGTACACTTCAAGGCCACCGTCCCGCTCCCATCAAGGATGCCAGCGCCGACCACCAAGGACCCCGGGGCTTGTCGATATGCAGGAGGTCTTTAATCTCGTCTGCGGCCCCCAAACTCGGAGTATTCTCCCAAATGACGGCCTGGACCGCGCGAACATCAGTCATTCCGGCATCATCCACCACGATACGGCAATTTCCCGCCGCTCCGATTTCATGGGAGATCGGTCGATAATGGTCTGGATAACGCTGGACGGGCACAAAGAACCCGCCCACAAGGTCTCGCACGTCCCATTCTATTTGCGGCGCTATCGTCACAATCATCTCGTCCATCACCGTCTCGCTCCCGCCTGGCTCGCCGCCTGCCCATTCCTTGCCCGACCCGGCACCTGAACCGCCGGCTTCGGCTGCGGTGTGTGATGTTTGTGCAATTCCACCGCCGTGTCGACCCCATGTTTGTGCGTATCCATCGCATTGTTGGCCGCGTTTAAATTCTGCTCGACCTGCAATTTCATCGCGGTTTGCGCGAGTTGAGCCTTCACGTCCTGAAGGCTGATCTGCATCCGGTTCGCGTATTCCATCAGAGCCCGCTCGTGCAGCATCTGCTCCTTGTGCATCTCCACGGTGCTGTTGACCTGGAGCGTCTTGCCTTCCAACTCGTTCGCGGCCCGCTCGATCCGCTCCGTCGACTGCACGCTCTGCTGGTCAGTGGTCAGCTTCATCTCGCCAACTTTGATTTGGGTGTCCGCATTGATCTTCGCGGCGGTGACGACCGGCGCCTCTGGCGGGGTCGCATCAATCTTGGCCTGCTCTTCCTCGGTATACTGAAAGTCTTTGGGGTCCAGCTTTTCTGATTTCGCCCATTGCGAGAACCACTTCTTGGGATTCACGCCATAAATCGGATTGCCGGCCACGTTGCCCATTTGCGCGATGGTCTGGTTCTGGATGGCGCGTTCGACCAAGGCGTTCGAGCCGTGGGCGTCTATCTCCCATTCGGCTTTTTCGTTGTTGGGCACGTCGGGGTCCATCAACAACCACTCGTAATACTGCTGCACCACGGGCTCGGTGATATTGTCGTCAAAACTGGAACCGATCGAGCGCAGCAACTGATTGGCGTTGTTGTTCTGAAGTTGCTGGCCGCCGAACGTGTCCGGCGTCGTGGCGCCCGACTGGCCCTGGCTGACAAGCGGGATCGAGGTTGATTCCTCCGCGAAGCGTTCAAAGATCATGATGATCTTCTCCAGCATCTCCGTCGTGCCCGGGATTTGGACAACCGCGAAGGCCTGGCGGATATCGCCGGTGAAGTCCTTTGTCGTCAGCCAGACCTTATCCGGAAAGATGGTCCAGTCTTCATTGGCGGGACGGATCGCGCCCTGGTCTATGAAATACTGACTGCCGGCCGCCTTGCCCGCGTTGTTCATCATGGCGCGCAACGCGGCGTTGACCCCCCGTTGCGGCGTCTTCATCTGCTCCGGGACGCCGATGCCGGCCCAGTCCCCCTCGCGCTCCTGCCACGGCATGGAGTTGTACGGGAACGCCCCGCTGTCTAGGGGGTTGATCGTGGCGCGGACCACGCTGTCATTGATCAGCGTGACAATCGCGTAGACCTCTTTGGTGTCCGCCTCGCGATCGAACCCCTTGACCGGCGTTATATCGTCGATCGCCGCCACTTCTTCCTTGGTCAGCGTGCCGTAGAAATACCAGGGGGTGTATTTGTCTTTGTTCTGGCCGGTTCTCCGCTGGCGTTGCGCCTGCGCATCATCGACGTAGGCCTTGTCTGGCCCCTCTTTCAGAACCTTGTCGATCTGCGTCGCGATGTAGCCGGGGAGTTTTTTGAACCCCCGCACCTGCGATGACGAACTATGGGCTTTTTGGAAAATATAAGACCCGTTGTGGATATTGTCGCCACAAGTCGGGTCCGGGTAAATGTCCCAAACGCTAACGCGCTCGCATGACGGGACGATCTTGTCCCTGATACCAACCTCCGTGGCGTCGCCATTCCGTTTCAGAACCGTAACCCGTCGGGACTTCGGAAATGGCCCCTTCAGGATGCCAGTCCCGACCTTCGCCGCGTCCTTGATGATCTTGCGAAACTCGCGCCGGAACTTGCTCTCTATCATCCAGTTGTAAACACGGGTTTCCGCCGCCTTCGCGTCCTTCTCCGCCATCTGGATTTTCTCTTGCGCCACGTCTTTGACCGTAAGCGGCACGCGCCCTTGCTGGTCAGGCGTAACGCCGGGTCCGGGTTGTTCGCCCGGCTTCAGGGGCCGCGTCAGAGACACGCCGAGATCGCTGTGAACGATTTGGCTCTCGTCCTCCATCGCCTCGATCAGATCCGGGACCGGCAACGCCTTGAAGCTGAACGCCTTGTCGTCGGCCGGGATCAGAATTTCCTGGATTTTCGCCGCGCCGGCATCGGTGTACCGCGCGGTCAGTCGATAAAACAGCGTGGATCGTGTCTCCGGTGCCCCGGTACCGGTGCCGATCATGACTGGCCCGTCCACTGAGGTCGGCTTGCTCATCCGGCTGTCGCCGAACTCGTGCCGGTTGGCGTCATCGATGCCGACATAGGCATCTTCCGCGTCGCGCCACGTCTGCTCGATGCCGGACGCCGCGCGCGCCGCCTTTGCCTCATCGCGCTTCTTCGCGATCTCGATGCCGATCCGGTCAAGCGTATCCTGGGACTGCTCCAGGTGCGGGCGGAGAACCGCTTGCAGTTCCTCGGGAAGGTCGGCGAGGGTGGTGCTCATCGACAGAAGCCCAATGGGATACGGGGCGAGACGCGCATGATCGGAGTGCCGTTCTGGTCAACGAGACCCGTGTCGACAGGGTCACCCTCCACCACGATCACATCAATCGTCTCACGCGATTCTGGTGACCAGTCATCCTCGGCTTGAACGGCTCGCTTCGGCGCTGCCGCGACGTATCTCGTGCTCATCCGAGAGAATGTCAGCCGATCATCGAGATTGAGTCAGAGCGATACGGCGCGGACACAGAGCCACGCAAGAATTCCACCGCAATTCCGCGATGCGAGGGTCGCTCAGTCACGAACGCCAGAAGCGTCTTCGCGTTTTCGACCGCCTCCGCCGCGGTGCAGCCGGGGTTGATAGAGAACGCCAATTTTAGGCATTCCAGGCG